AAACAGTAGGGAATGGGTAGGGAAAGGGTAGGGAAACAGTAGGGAACCCGCAGACAGTGGTAAATGTTATTGAGTTGAGAACTATACAATAATATAATATTATCGAGTTAATAGTATGCGAAAGCGAAACACTAATATTATCTTCGCCTTCCTTTCGCTGTGGTAAATTTGCTGTAGTAAAAAAGCCACACCTGAGGTAAAAATACCACACCAGAAGTGTAATCGACCCCAAGGGGTTGTGGTGACAAAATTTGTCACACTATTAGTAGTATGGCATATAGTTTGCAGTATACTCCCATTGGTGTCAGTCCCAAAAAGTGGACATAATATTATTAACTATTTTCAAAATAACCCTCAGGAGTAAAAATGGAAAGAATTAGAAAAGGTCAAGATTACTACGGAGAGTGTGAATGCTGCGATAAGGTTCACACTGAGGAAAACCCTGTAAAAATCACAGTTCACTACGGTAATATGTGGTTCTGTGATGAATGCTGGGAAAAAGAATCTAAGGCTACTGCTGAATTAAAAGCGAATCAGCAGACTGTTAATGTAGTAACTAATGCATTACAGCAAGCCGCGCGCGTGGATAATACCGTGCAAGTGCGGACGGATTTATTTAACGCTCAGACTGTCAGCATTATCAATCTGAAAGCAGAGATTGATAATAATCCTGAGATTACCAATAAGCCATATGTATTGGCTCAGGAATTAATGGCGCGTTTTGAGAAATTCAAATCAGTAATCTTCGAGTATAATGAGAAGATTGTTGAAGCGAATAACGCTCAGAAAGCCATTCAAGTATATCTCAATCAGATGGCGAATCAATTACGCTCAGAGGAGCGTGAAAAGCTTAAGATTGCAGATATCAACTATCAGCCTACCAAGGTTAAGCCTGTTAAGCCTGCCGCTATTAAAACCACTGGAACTAAAAAAGCTACGAAGCTTGATAAAGTTGAGCTTCGCAAGTATGCTGCTGAATTAGGCGTAGCAGAGTTTACACTCCAAATGGTTGTAGTTGCAAAAGGCTGCACTATTCCTGAGGCTGCGGAAATGCTTAAAAAGAGTATTGCTGCGGCTAAAACTCAAGCTGAATAGGAGTTTAACTAATGTCCAATGTAGTGCGTATGACGCTCACTAATGATTCTGTCGATATCTACACAGATAGAATCTGGATTCAACCCACTAATTCTGATGGCTTTGTCTTTTCAGGCTCAGTCTCAGACCTTATTAGTATTCTTGTTTATCACAAGGATATTGATATGACTAATTGCACTATTCGCGTCCATCCGTATCGTTTCGCTATCATTCCACGCTCAGAAGAAAGACAAATGTGGAAGGATAAATACGGCGACAAATACGATATTTAATAAGGACTAACAATGAACCGAAATACTGCAACTAAACTATTACGGGATAAGTTAGATGAGCATGGACTTAAAGATTGGTCCATCCGTCTAATTCCTAATTCTGATGGTGCATTGGGATTATGCAGTCATCAGGATAAGTGCATTATTCTTAATGCACATCATGTAGATACACATCCAGAACCTGAGATTGTGGATACTATTCTACATGAGATTGCACACGCATTAGTAGGACCGGGCCACGACCATGATGCTACATGGACTACTAAAGCTAAAGAGTTAGGATGTAATAACCTAACTAAGTGTGCAACAATCAGTTTGGACCCTCGTATCATTGATGCATTACGTTCTGGTGCTACTATTCAAGTAGAATTTGAAGAACACACCATTGAGCGTAATATCAAGGTAGAGGAAAAGGTTTACAGACCTAAATACCAAGTGACACGCTTACAGGATAAATGTCCTGAGTGTGGCAAGGTTGCAGTCGAGAAATTCGCAATTAATACTGTAGACAAAGAAGGTAATGAGGTAAAGCTCATTACTCTTGAGTGCTTCCACATTATTAAGAAGGTCATTCCACGCGCTACACCATATGAGTCGATGGTGTCTAATGATTGGAAGCCTGAGATTAAGGCTTGCAAACACATATGGCCTACTAAAGAGGAAGCGCGTGCAGAGCATATTCCTTCTAATCGTTGCAGGAAGTGTGGGGAATTCAAACTCTATAACTTCCAGACAGTAGGTGCTCGTGCTGCGGAAGTAGCATTAGCTGTGCAGAAGGGTTATGGAATCTTCGATGATATGGGCCTTGGTAAAACTATACAGGCTCTAGCATTGTTGAGGTTTCATGCTAAGTCTTACACTCCAACTATGATAGTCACTAAGAGTGCTATCAAGTTTCAGTGGTTTAAGGCTGCTGTTACATGGTTGGGACCGGAATTCATTGGACAGATTATATCGACAAGCCGGGACTTTCTTATGCCCGGTCTTAAGATATACATCATTCCATACGATTTGTTGCGACGTTTTCCACGCGAAAAGCTACATAAGCTGGGAATTAAACTTGTCATTCTTGATGAGGTTCAACAGATTAAGAATCCTGATAGTTCAAGGACACAGGAAGTTCGTAAACTTGTTAGTGCAAATTCTGATTGCAAGGTTATTGAATTGAGCGGCACACCTTGGAAGAATCGTGGTAGTGAATTCTTCCCCGCGCTTAATTTGATTGACCCTGTGAAGTTCCACAGTTATCAGCACTATCTTGATACGTGGGTTGAATACTATTACGAAGGCGCCAAGAAAAAGATGGGCGGCATTCGTAATGTGAAGAAATTCAAGGAATATACAGCCTCACTCATTATGCGTCGAGAGTATAATGAAGTGATGGATGAATTCCCTGATATTAATCGTATGAAGCTTCCTGTGCAGCTTGATGAACTGCAACAGTCTACATACGATGACTCAGTATCGGAATTCGTTGAATGGTATAATGAGTATGTTATCGGTGGTGAGGAAGATGCCATTAGTGGTATCGAAATCCTTGCTAAGATGGCGCGTATGCGTCATATCACCGGACTTGCTAAGATACCAGCTACATTGGGATTCCTTGAACAGTTTGTTGAGGACACTGACCGTAAGATTGTAGTGTTTGTCCATCACAAGGATGTTGGACAACTGTTAATCAGTTCACTCACCAATTGCAGTAAAGAAACAAATCCTGATTGGTGGGAGTTTGCACAAGAACTGAGAAATCAGGGAATTAAGATTTTCAGTTATACATCTGAGCACACTGGCAAACCTGCTGGTTATCAGATTCAAGAGGATTTCAATGCAACAAAGCGTTGCATAATGATTGCATCTACATTAGCCTGCGGTGAAGGATTAAACCTTCAGACTGGCGCTGATAGTATTATGCATGAGAGACAGTGGAATCCTCAGAATGAGGACCAAGCTGCACCGGGACGCTTCCGTCGTATTGGTCAAACATCATCAGTAATTAATATTACCTTTCCAGAAGCGGAAGGAACTATTGATGAACATCTCGACGGAATTGTAGAAGGTAAGCGTCGCAACTATCACGCTGCTATGAATAAAGGTGAAGCTCAGACGTGGAATGAAGGTGAAATCGGTAAACAGTTAGCAGAAATAATTGTGCGGAAGCACAAAGAAAAGTTCAAGGGTGTTAAGACTGCGGCTAAATCTGTAACGGCTGCGGCCAGACTATGAGGTGACTAATGCTGAGAATATATCGAATCAGTCCTCGTGGATTAGAGTTTCATCTCACAAAACTTAGTGAGACTGATACTCGTGTTGAGTGCAGAGGTAAGGCATTAACTATGCCTATTCCTATTGAGGAATTAAGCCAGTGTTGGTATAACTGGCAAATGAAGGGACTTGCTATTCAACAGGCATTCCCTAATGTTATCCCAGAGTATCGGGAATTCTTTCTCACTGGTATTACTCCTGACCAATGGAATGAAATATTCAAGGAGCCTGAGGAATAATGCCCAAACCGACTAGGTGTCCTGAGTGTAAGTGGGAATACCCTGAGAACTTACTTAACAGTATGTTCGTCAATGGGGGTCATACTCCACCTATCTGTGGACAATGTGCTCTTGAGATTAGCAATAGGACACATGGAATTTCTCGAAAGAAGTTCGATGGTCCTATCGCTGAACACATGAGACAACTCGCAATCAGGTGGCGTAAACGTAATCCTAAAAGGGCACCTGTCGATGTTGAAACTATTAACTGATATCGGAACTATAATCAACGTGACGATATCACTAATTGGCTTATCTTCACTCTTTTTCATACGCTTTGAATGGCGTTGTGGATTGTGTGGTAAGCTGAATGAAACTGGAATACTTAGGTTTCTCTTTTTGATGTGTAATCATGAAGGAGATACTTAACTATGAGGGTCATATGGCAAAGCGTGACAAGAATAAAATTCCGCACAATGGTATCATGTGCAAAGTATTCGCATATGACATGCCGGGCGGAGCACTACTCGGAAGTGGTTGGATAATATATCGGGATGATGGTAATATGTCTCACCCCGACCTATTTGACCTTAAGGGTAATAAACTTCCTGAGGGATGGTATACCCTTAAAGTCACTGATGAAACCAAGCTTGTCGTCATACCAAGGATGGTGCAATAGTGGATACTAAGAATCTAGTGAAGAAAGTTACCGCTAGAGATAGGGAAATATCCTATCTATTAGGCGGCGGAGTCTCACAGTTTAGATTACACGATTCTATCGAAAAGCGAACAGAGCAATTCGATAAGCGTGTAAAGAAAAATCGTAAGAAATCCAAGATGGCGAAAGCCTCGCGCAAGAGGAATCGATAATGGCTAACGAACTAGACAATAGTTCAGTCAACGAAACAATGCTACAGGAAGCTGTAGAGATTGTAGCAGGGGGTAAAAAGAATGTTATCCTCGATGCTACAATTCTATCAACACTGATGGCATGTCCTAGACTCGCGGATTTTAGATTCAACCACAATCTAGTATCGATTGGTGGTAAATCAAATTCGCTTGAGTGTGGGTCGCTAGTCCATGTGTTCCTCGAATACTTCTACAAGTCAATGATAGCTGGTGTTAAGAGGGAACAAGCAGTAAGCTTCGCATTTGCAGCAGCCGAACTTTACGTTAAAGGCTGTCCACAATGCACAGACTTCGTAGCAACACCAGAAGTTCCCAAACCTCCATGCAATCATAAACCTAATGAATTTCCCGGCATGGTTAATACGCCGAAGGAATCAGAAGGTTATAAGACTGGTTGGCATTACGTGTTAGATACATGCCAGCAGTATGTAGACTTCTGGCGTAATGACCATTGGGTTCCTCTTGATATCGAATGTGTCAGAGGGGAAGTCTTATACGAGGACGACGAAATTCGTATAATGTGGAAAGCCAAGTTCGATTATATTGGTGACACTAACCAAGATATATTGAGCATGGACCACAAGACTATGAAACAACGTCGTAACACTAATTCCATGAATAATCAGTTCATGGGCCAATGTCTCTTAATGAACACTCGTAAGGTGATGATTAACAAGATAGGTTTCCAATCATCACTCAAGCCTGAGGAAAAGTTCATTCGCACCCCCGTCAATTACACAGCAGAGCGCCTTATCGAATGGCAGTCTGAGACATTGCCATACTACGCTAAACTACTACTCATGTATGCGGAGACAGGACACTTTCCACCGAACTTCACTCATTGTGAGGGTAAGTATGGTGATTGTGCATTCTATGAGCATGTGTGCTCTGACAATCCTTCCATGCGTGAGGAGAATATTAAACTTTACTTTAAGGTCGGTCCACAGTGGAATCCGACTAATGATGAGGAATAATGACCTACTGTGAAGTTTGCTTACAGTGGTTATATGACCTCAAACTAAAATGGTGTCATTGCTGTGGCTTTGATACTAAACTGGTGAAAAAATGAGTAAAATATACATGGTCGAAGTGAAATTAGGCGCCAAATTCGTGTGCGTTGATAAGTTCACCAGACACACTGACGCACTCCATTATATCAAGGAGAATAGTGGAGAAGTATATCCGATGCGAATCGTCAGAGTAGTAAAGACGGTCGTATTCGAGGAGAAAAAGTAATGGCTAAGAAGTTGGCGAACCACATACACAAGTATAAAAAGATAGACCTTGGAACTGACAAGGAATATCTCGTTTACAAGTGTATGCACCCGGCGTGCTCGCACTACATTCCTATCGCGCTTGCGGAAGGTAAACTTTGTGAGTGTAATCGTTGTGGTGAGCCAATGATTATTACCAAAGTAACGCTCAATGGGTCTAATGGTGGGCCTATGGCTAAACCACATTGCAATGACTGTATCGAGAGAAAGAAGGTCAAAGATGAGGATGTGGCGGCTATTGCGGCGTTCCTTTCGGGAAATGAGACTAAGACTAACTAGCATTCGTAGGCATAAACCCACAATGGGTGTTATGTCATATGAATGGCAACTAAACAAGGACAGGACAAATATCCATGACTAAGTATGTGATTAAGTGGGGTAATGTTTACCTCGCAAGTAGATTCGGTGCTTCTGGTTTCCATTGCACAGAACACATCGAAGATGCTTTACAATTCGACTCTATGATTGGTGCGGAAGGATACGCCATCATGAGAGTTGATTTGAAACTCGATGAATACAAAGTAGTTCCCGTCACCGTATAGGAGAGTATGCCAAGTCTCGAAAGTGTCAACATGCAAGCTCTCTTTACTATGTTGAAAGGTGAGCCAGGGACACGTAAATCTACGTGCGCCCTATCTTATCCCGGTAAACAATATTGGGTTTCCACTGACCAAAAGATGGAAGCACTAACATTACCTGCTAAGAGATGGGGTATCTACGGTAAAGGAATGGTTGACTATGATGACTATAATGATTGGGATAAGCCCCGCGCTAAACTCGAAGCATTACAAGTCAACTGTCCATACAAACTAATAGTCGTAGACTCTATCACTTCCATTGGCGACGCTATGACTAGCCAAGTTAAAAAGATGAAGCGTCGAGAGGGTGGTGGTAAGACTATCGGCGGAATACCAGTCTCAGGGTTAGAGGAATTTAACGCTGAGTCTTCTGCTTTCCAAGAAATGATGGCTATCTTGAAAGATATTCACAAGTTCCACAATGTGCATATCATTCTAATCGCACATGTTCTTGGTGCTCGTAAGGACAACGATGCTAATAAGTTGACCCATCATTCACGAATAATCGTGACTGGTGCTGAGAAGATTAGCGCAAAGATAGCTTCATACATGACAGAGGTATATCATTTCAATATTACCCCTGCATTTGAAGCAGACAAGGAAGGTGCATACACCTTAAGGACCACCCACACTGGTAATGATTATGCGCGAACTTCATTACCTTTACCGCAGGAAATTACGTTTAATGCGGACCCTCTATACGAGAAGTGGATTGGACCTGCAATAAAGAGGCTCCAAGATGAAAAACCTGTGGAAAGAATCCCAACAATCACACCATCTCAACAATCCCAAACTCCAACACAACAACCAAACGTAAGTCCATTCGTTAAGCCGTAGGAGAATATAACTATGCCGACAGTCCAATTCAATGACCGCGATTTACTCCGTGGGAAAGTTGTCACTCCCGCGTGGTATAGGGTCAGAATCGAAAGTGTGGGAGAGGCTCCCGCAAAGGCGTCAGAGAAAGGCCCCTCCACAAACTATCCCGTTGAAGGAACTATTCTTTTCAACGGTGATACGGGTGACAAGGAGTTCGCAAACGTCCCGCTTGATTGGAATTTTAACAGTAAGGCAATTGGCTTTGCTGTTGGATTCTTGCAGGCTTTCGGCGTGGAAGTTAAGGCGAATACTCGCTTTGACTTGAAGTCCGCGGAAGGGCGTGAACTTGACGTATTTGTGGAAAACGATGTTTACCAGAATCGTCAGGTAAATCGCGTTAACCACAAGTATCGTCCAATCAAGACGGACGTTTCTCCAGTAGCGTAACTATTCTGTAGAGTGCGCGCACACTCTACGAACCACTAACTCGGTAACTAAAGGAGAATGACAATGAAGTATTTCATGCAGGAAGACAATGATGTGGTGGACATGGATGAAGAATCCAAGAACACCGAAGTCGAAGATATCGACGAAGATGATGACAACGACGACGATGACCTCGTTGAAGATGTCGAATCTGAGGACGATAAAGACTCTTTGTAATTGAACCAGATTTACTGAAAGGTTATCTGTAAAAACAGTGTTGTGTTTAGACCTCACGTGAAAACACAACTGTAATCTGTGCCCTAGTGGACAGTAGCTTTTCAGTAATAGGGGTTCCTACAGACGTATCCATGTGACGTATCAACTGTAGGAACCCCGCCTTTAACTAACTAATAAGGAGACTACTAATGAAGCGTTTCTATGTAACATCAAGTCCGGAACAGGCGCGTCACATTCTTCTCGATACTGTCGAAGATGCGATTGTAAGAGCTACCAAAGAAGTTCAGGCTGGTAGATACCATCGTAGATTCGTAGTGCAAGTTGTCGCTGTTGTAGAGGAAGCGCCTACACCTACGCAAGTAGTGTGGTTGCGTGAGAATCCAGACTATGAAGCGTAAACCACGCATCATAGCACCTAGACTCTTTAGTGGTGAGCGTAGAGAGTCAATAGGTCACGGTCTGCCACCAGAAATAAAAGCAGGGCTGCGTAAGATTGCAGCTTCTGAGAACAAGTCTCTTTCGTGGGTGTTAGAGAAAGTTATTATTGACTATTTTGGGATGAGGCGTCCCAAATACATCGAAAGGAAAAAGAAATGAATCGTAAACACGAGTTGTTTCTGATTAATCTTGGACTGGAAACTTTGTTGGAGCGTATGTCCACCAAGGTTAAACCGAAGGTGCAAGTAAAGCCGAAGAAAAAATTCCGGAAGGCGAAATGGACAAAAGCTCAGCACAAGAAATACGCTGAGACTATGGCGAAAAAGTGGGGTAAGAAACAGTCCCAGTAATGGGATGCTACTTTGAAATGACTGCCCATTAAAAGAGCATATGGCAGATGCTCCAATAACATCAACTACTTTCTAAACAGGAGTGAAGTAATGGCAAATGCGTTTCAGAAGTTTTTTCAGGGGGACGCTCCCACTGAACCTGACACTACACCTATTAAGCCTGACGAAAAACGGGTGAAGGGTAAGATTATTAAGGTATCCGAGGATGGATGGGGTTTCATTTCATCCAAGGATATCAAATTCACTCGAATCTTTTTCCACTGGACTTCACTGAAACAAGATACTCTCAAGTTTCAGGAACTAAAAAACGGAATGAAGGTGGAATTCACACCAGTTGAAGTTGCAGACAAAGGCTGGCGTGCAATCAAGATTCGGGTGCTGAAAGATGGTGAATCGTAGAGCTTTTCTACGAATCCTCGCACTTGGGGTAGTCGGTCATGAGTTAGATATTGACCGATTACTCTGGGTGCCGGGTTCTAAGACTATATTCCTTCCAACTAAAGTCCATCGTGGACTAACTGAATCACAAATTATTGCGCTAGAAATGGCTAGAATTGCGCCCAAAATAGCAAGTCTATTTGAGCGTGATGATACCTTCTATCGCATATTGAGTAAGGAGAAAATAGATGTCTCTAACTAGGAATGAATGGTGCATGATGTGGGAACGCATGAAGACCTTGGAATTGAATATCTTTGACCTGTATTCAGGTAAGAAAGAGTTCGATTACAAGGTTTATCATCGTATGCTCTCATGCGTAGAAGAAACCAAGAAGCAGATACAACAAGTCATAGGGCAGATGGAATAAATGGGCGTATCGTTCCTAGACAGATATAATTCTGAGACGACGTGGTTTGGTAAGGTGATAGTAATAGAGATATATCACCTTGCTATGACTACGCGGTCTAAGAATTGGACCATAACCAAAACTGCCGAATACTTTCAATGCAGCATAGGTCTAGTTTCTGAAAACCTAAGACTAGCCGAACTATTACACACTGACCCTACTCTCTCCACCCTTCCGACTAGACAGGATGCATTGAAAAGGTTGAACGGTAAAATGGCGAAAATGTGGCAACCTCAACCCTATGAAGTTTTAAGAGGATGGATTGATGCCATTCTCGAAGAAGCTTCAGATGACTTAAATGATTGGGAGACTAAGTTTATTGAAGACATGAATGTTCGTGTCAACAATAAGTGGCCGCTAACAGAGACTCAAGAAAAGAAACTTGAATCCATATATGCGGACAAAACCTCCTAATAAACCTGATGATATTACTAGCCCACTTCACGAAGGACAAACATTCAATTCCTGTCCTAAGTGTCATAGAAGCTGGGAAACTATTCCTCCTATAAAGGGAGTAATACACAGGACTATTATCTGTGAAGAATGTAAAGCAGATGATAGGTATTTCAGAACAGGAACAAGGTATCCGGGTCAATAATGAGTGAAATTGAAAAGAAATACGTAGCAGGTCACGGTCCCCTAGGAGCTAAGTTAATGGTTCTAGGGGACTGCCCTACCTATAAAGATTCCTCTACTGGTAAAGCATTCACAGACAGTAAGGAATTAAACCAATTGCTAATGGATGCTGGCATTCGTAAGGAGAATTGCTGGCTTACTACTGTTTCTAAATATGAGGTTCCACCTAATACTGGCAAGAAAAGAATACCATTCGCCGTCCGTGCCAAGAATGCTGGCATTGATATAGAACAACAGTTAGCAGAACTACAGGAAGAAATTAATGCAATCAAACCCAACTGTATTTTGGCTGTTGGCGGAACCCCTTTATGGGCACTCTCTGGAAAAACTAAAATTGGCAACTACCGTGGAAGTATCATGCATGGCATGGGAGTTAAATTCGTCCCAAGTTATAATCCAGCTCACTTGTCATGGCACGCGACAGACGTTGAATTCAAAGGATACTGGAACAGACAAATAATGGCATTCGACTTTAAGCGTGCCCTCGCGCAAAGTCGATTTCCAGAATTAATCCTTCCATCACGTAGCCTCGAAGTTGCTAGAAATTCCCATCAGTTAGCCGAATTCAGACAGCGATACAAAGGTAAGCTTAGAATGTCTGTGGACATTGAAGCTAATGGAACCTGTATCCCTGTTTGTATTGGGCTGGCTTTTAATAAGCACCACGGAATGTGTGTGCCATTATGGAATACTGATGGTATCTGTAACATACCATCCAGTGACTTAGTTCAAATGTGGTTAATCCTAGCAGAAATGCTATGGGAAAACGAAATCGTAGGACAGAACTTCAACTACGATAGAGACAAGATTAAGAGACTTGGGTTTGTTATCCGAAAGCTTGTATCGGATGTAATGCTCAAGGCTCACGCGATTAATCCTGAGTTACCTAAGGGACTCGCGTTCAATACCTCACTCTTTACAGAAGAACCATTCTATAAAGATGAGGGCATGTATAAAGGAAAAATCGAAGACCTTCTACTGGGATGTGCGCGAGATGCTTGCGTAACATTTGAAGTAGATGAGAATATGAACGCAGACCTAGATGAGTTAGGTCAGCGTCAATTCTTTGAGAATTTCCTAATGAAGTTCCCTGACTTGTATTGGTCTATTGAACAACAGGGCTTTAGAGTAGACCATGAGGAAAGGGATAGACTATTAAAGAAATACATTGAATGGGATGAAAAGTGTAGGTATGAACTATTCAAACTAACAGGAGCAGAAATTAATGTTAATTCACCAAAGCAAATTCAACTTCTTCTCTGGGAAAACCTTCAATTCCCTCGTAAAGATTCTACGGGAGAGGAAGATATCACTGCTTTGCTTAACTCGGCTACCGTATGGAAGAAACGTCCTGAGTCCCACAGAAGAATATGTGAGCTTATACTGGAAGACCGTAGAGTTAGGAAGTCTATCTCGACTTATCTTATGGCTCTCCCAGATTATGACGGACGTATGCGGACTACCTATTTCCCTTGTTTGGATACAGGTAGAAGCTCCACAGGACAACAAGACCCACCCATTAGACCAATCGTCGAAGTTATTGACGAAAACGGTAAGAAAAAAGACAAGGTTCTTGGGACGGCATTTCAGACAATGACGAAACATGGAGATATCGGTGCAGACATACGTGGTATGTATGTGCCAGATACTTTCCATTTCGAGACTATTGATGAAATAATACAACGGATTGATGAGGAAGAAGAATTCGTTCAGGCTGATAGTTCACAGGCAGAAGCTAGAGTTGTGTGGCTATTAGCTGATGACGACGAAGCATTAAGACTAGTCGATGAAATTGATTACCACGCATTCACAGCAACATGGTTCTTCGGTAAGAATGCAGAACTATTTGACTATGACAAAAAGAAACTTGGATACGAGCATCCTATTAGATTCTGCGGTAAAACTCTCAGGCACGCGGGGCATCTTGGCGCTGGTAAACGACGTGCTGCTATCGAAGTCAATACCCAAGCGCGTAAATATAAGATTCCCATCGCAATTGACGAACAAATTGCAGAACGAGCTTTACAGATATTCCACAGTAAGCAGCCTAGAATACAGCAAGTATTCCAAGCTGGTATTGTCGAATGTCTACGTAAGAATAGACAGCTAGTTGCAGGATTGCCATACGGAGTAGATGCACCTGCTGGTGGTAAGAGAACATTCTTTGAGCGTTGGGGAGAAGAACTTAACAGACAAGCATTCTCCTATATACCTCAAAGAACTGTGTCTGATAACACTAAGGCTGCTGCTATACGTATACGCGAAAGGATACCACACATTAAGATTGTTATGGAATCACATGACGCTCTCTTATTCTCAATTCCGGTGAGTAAGAAAGCGGAATGGATTCCCATTATTAAAAAGGAGATGGAACGACCAATTGATTTCAGTCAATGCTCACTAC